TACAAAGTAGAAGAGAAGGCTTCTGAAGAGTCTAAAGAAGACGAAGCAGTCGAAGAAGCATCTAAAGACGAAGAAACTAAAGAAGAAGAGTCTAAAGATGAAGAAGCAACTGACGAATCTCTTGTAGATGCGGAAAATTCCGAAGTAGCGGCAGATGAAGCACACGGTGGCGATGCAACAGACGACATGATGGGCGACATAGCGGCAGATAACGGTGAAGAAAATGGTGACGACAATGGCGATGACAAAGGCGATGACGCTGAAGAAATCGAAGACAGAGTTGTTGACCTAGAAGATGCAATTGATGACCTTAAAGCAGAATTTGAAAAAATGATGTCTGACAAGGGCGAAGGCGACGACGACGCAGAAGACAAAGGCGAAGAAGAAGCAATCGTAAGTCAAGATGCAGAGGGAGAAGTAGAAGTTGCTCCCGAACTTGCTCCTGAGGAAGTGATCCCAGCAGTAGAGACAAAAAATAACGCACCTAAAACAGCGACAGAAGAAATCAGAGAATATGTGAACAAAGTAAGTGTATCACACACTGACGGTTCAGATAATTCTGCTTCTCCAGTTGCTAAATCAGGTGGTTCTGACGCGAAAGCAGACGGCAAAAATCTTGCACAAGGCGGTGAAGAAAAAGGTGGTAAAGCACCTATGCCTAAAGAAGACAATGCTGGAAATGTTAACACGCCAGGCTCTAAAGCAGGAAGTAAACAATCAGCGGCAAAGGCTAATACAGCAGATGGAACTGACGGTTCCGCTAAAAAATCTGCAATTGGCAGTTAATAATTGATTTAGGACGAACGGATGTTACAACTACGTGAGACACTGACTTTTGACCAAGCGGGAATAGTCGTTGAGTCTAAGGATGAAAACAACGGTAAAAGCCTTTATATGAAAGGCATCTGCATTCAGGGAGGTGTTAAAAACGCCAACCAGAGAGTGTATCCTGTTAACGAAATCCAAAGGGCTGTCAGTACGCTCAACGATCAAATCAAAGGCGGGTACTCAGTGCTCGGCGAAGTAGATCATCCAGAAGGACTAAACATCAATTTGGATCGTGTATCACACATGGTTAATGAAATGTGGATGGACGGACCTAACGGTTACGGAAAAATGAAAATTTTACCAACTCCTATGGGAACACTAGTGAAAACAATGCTGGAAAGCGGAGTTAAACTAGGCGTTTCCAGTAGGGGCTCTGGTAATGTTAAAGAAGACGGATCCGGACAAGTATCAGATTTTGAAATTATCACCATCGACATAGTTGCTCAACCATCGGCGCCTGGAGCATATCCTACGCCAATTTACGAGCATCTTATGAATACAAAAGGTGGTCTGAAGGCATTTAACACAGCAAGGGACGTAAAGGCAGAAAAATACTTAAAAGAACAACTAATAAACATAATTGGAAAACTCCAATCTAAATAGGAGAAACTAAATGTTAGAAGCACTGAAATCACTTTTTGAAAACAATGCAATTTCGGAAGAGATCAGAGCGGAAATCGAAGACGCTTGGAACAAGAAAGTTGAAGAAAATAAACTTTCTGTTACTGCTGAACTTCGTTCAGAATTTGCTGAGAAGTATGAACACGACAAAGCAAATTTAACTGATGCTGTGGACAAAATGGTATCGGAAAGAATCGAAGCAGAAATGCAGGAACTAGCGGCTGACAAAAAAGCATTGGCTGAAGAAAGAGTTAAGTATGCAACACAAATTGGTGAGCATTCTAGCAAACTTAAGGCATTTGTTTTTGACAGGCTACAATCGGAAATTTCTGAACTACATTCAGACCAAAAAGTTATGGCAGAAAACTTCCAGAAACTTGAAGAGTTTGTTGTAGAGGCTCTATCCAAAGAGATCGCAGAGTTTCATCAAGATAAACAAGACGTTGCTGAGACAAAAGTACGTCTAATCAGAGAAGCGAAAGCACATTTTGAGAAAGTTAGAAACAACTTCATCACAAAAGGTGCGGCAAAAGTATCTGAAATCGTAAGCAAAACTTTACAAAAAGAAATTGCTTCATTGAAAGAAGATATTGACGCGGCTCGTAAAAACGACTTTAGTCGCAGACTGTTTGAATCTTAC